ACATTATTAGGCGAAATATTATACTGAGGCTTGGAGTAGGTTGTGTTCAAAAGGACTTCAATATAAAAGGTGTTAAAATAATAGAGAAATTGCCAATAGATAAAATCAAAGTCTTCTTTGGTAGACATCATTACTTAGCGAATATGGGCAGGTTTAATTCTTACTCTATTGTTGCTATGCTTGATGATGAAATTATTGCTTGTGCTCTCTTTAATAACCCAACACGCAATGAAAGTGCCACGAGACTTGGGTTAGAGCAAAAAGAAGTTCAAGAATTAACGAGATTTTGTATTCATCCCGAATATCACAAGAAGAATTTTGCGAGCTGGTTCCTAACTCGTGCAAGCAATATAATCATTAAGAGGAAACAACCAAAACAATTACTTGCTTTCAGTGATTTAGGACAGGGACATCAAGGCACGATCTATAAAGCTTGTGGTTGGAAGATCGATGGAACGATACCTGCTGATTATTGGTACACTAATAATGAGGACGGTTTGATTTATCATAAGAAGTCTGTTTGGAATAAAGCAAGGAAAGAAAATAAATCAGAAAAGCAATATGCTGATGACAATAATTTATCAAAACGCTTTGGTTCACCAAAACTACGATTTATCAAATAACAATTTCAGCAAACTTACTATGAGAAACATTGGAGGAACAACTCATGGCAGTATACCTATCTCCAGGCGTCTTTCCGGTAGAGATTGATTTGTCTCTCATACCTAGTTCTACTGGGGCACTCACACCGGCCTTTGTGGGAACGGCATCAAAAGGTCCGATACAAGAGCCAACTTTTGTATCAAATTCCCAGCAGTACATTGACACTTTTGGTCAGCCCTTCCCAGAGAGTTTCCTGGGGTATGCAGTGATGGCCTATTTCGAAACAGGCTCACGGGCTTGGATCTTGCGGGTGGGCGTAGAATGCCAGCAAGGTCAGCCTGATGCTTTGTCTAGCATCTGCATTGACACCTCAGGTGCTCGCCAACATGGTTGGGGCAGGATAGCAGTCTTCACTGGTATTGACTATGGCAGAATTTGCACAAGGCCAATTTCTGCGGCTGCTCCTGTTTCCTTCCATGCCGCCTTACTCTCAAATTCTAATTACAATGACATCCTGGTTGATGCAGTGCTTGGCCCCAGCAATGCTGCTTTGTTATTCACTAATCCAACGGGATATACCGGTTCAATTCATGATAGCTATACTGTTCTAATCACAAGTGATCCCACCTTGACAGCAGCTTCTACAATTACTGGAGCGGCATATGAAGTAATCCAGAATTCTTCCGGAGATGTTGTGGCGAGTGGTGAATTAGTGGAAAGCGCCACTCCCCATAAATCAGATAATGTTGTTATTCCAGGTGAAGGGATAACTTTCTATGTTCAGATTGCCGCTAACGCAAATGGCAATTATGTTCCTCTTGGCAACAATGATAGTTTTACTTTTACTGCGCAACCTGACAACAGGTCTTTCTCTTTCTCAGTGGATCATGGAGTAGCAGAAACTCTACAAATGTTGCAAGTAATTTACACTTCAGCAGATGATCTTGCTACTGCCATTAATGCTTTGGTTACTGCTTATGAGGTAGCTCACCCAGCCGGTCCTAGCATCCCCTATACTGCTCTGACAGAGCCTGATGGAACGGTTTGCCTGCAGACAGATGTTGCAGGTCTATCCATCCAGTTGCTCAGCACAGAAGGATGGGCACTTGAAGTTGGGCAAGTGTTGTATGCCTTTGATATCCCACGAAGTTTCTTGAATTCTACCTTGATGGAACCATACCAAATTGTCTCTAACAACAATCGAATTGCTATGCAGATAGTTTCCAAAGATAGCACGACTGTTATTGAGTTTAGTATTTTGGTTGGTGAGAATATTACTGCTGCTGCTGTTGCGAGCAGTTTGGACCTTGGCGCTACCTATCGTGGTGACAAATATTGGAATGCTTATACGATGGTTGTTCCTGGTGGTGAGACTCAGGTATTCATGGAGACAACTGTTGGTCATGAGTTTGATCAGTTGCAGATGTTGGCAGACACCTCACATTATAAGACCTTACGTTTTGCTGAAACCCTTGTTGTGCTTTACCCATATTTGCGGGATTACAGGGTGTTCAGAGATGAGAGAGTTGTGTTGCCAGATGCTGGCACCATTACTCCAAGTTCTCCTCTCACTTGTGAGCTTGATCCATTTAGTGCACAATGTGCAATGGACTCAACTTATTTCCAAAATATTGTGGGTTGGCTGGTAGCAATAAGTCCTGGTACTTGGATTGTCCCCTATCAGGTGACCATTGGTGTTAGCCGAAATGTCGGGGAAAACAACGGTAATACTGCTGGGCACTTTGACATCACCATCGAAGACCAGAACAACCTAGTGGTTGATGTGATAAATAACACCACTTTTGATGCTACTGATGATAGATATGTTGCGAATGTTGTAAATCCTGGCTCAAAGTATGGTGGGGTAAACGGTAATTCATACATTAATTGGATACCTCGTCCTTCCTTCTTGAATAATGACCCTGTTGGTGATCCTACGAACTATGAGGTTAGAGTTCCTGGTGCTCTGAATAGGAAGTTGTTCGTAGGTGCTGCAGATGGCATCCCCACAGATCCATCCTATAGTTCGGAGCTGGATAGAGCAATTATCGGCAATCCAGCAGAAGAAAGTGGCTTATTTGCCTTCCAGAACCCAGAAGTATATGACATCAGTTTGCTAATAATCCCAGGCGCAAGCTCAGGGGCAGTTATTGGCAACGGCTTACAGCTTTGTGAAGCTCGTGGTGATGTCCTGTACATCGTTGATCCGCCATTTGGTCTTCGAGCACAACAAGTGGTAGACTGGCATAATGGTATGCTCTTCAGTGATTTGGCGCAAGCAATAAATTCAAGCTATGGCGCTTTGTACCATCCTTGGTTGCGGATTTTCGACCAGTTCAGTGGCCAAAACATCTACATTCCTCCTAGCGGGCATGTCAGCTCTGTGTATGCCAAGACAGCGGAAGTTGCAGAGACCTGGTTTGCGCCTGCTGGCTTGAACCGTGGTCACCTCCTGACACCCAATGGCATTGAGGTGGATCTAACCCAAGGTGAACGGGACTTGCTCTATGGCTCAGGTAATGCTGTCAATCCTATTGTGAATTTCCCACAAGACGGTATTACAGTGTGGGGCCAGAGGACCTTGCAGAGAAAACAATCAGCTCTAGACCGGGTGAACGTCAGGATGTTGCTAATTTTCATTAAGAAGAATGCTGTGCAGTTCTTGCGGCAGTTTGTGTTTGAACCGAATGATGCAATTACCAGAGCACAAGTTGTCAATGTTAGCAATGGGTTCCTGGCCGACATTATGGCAAGGAGAGGATTGACTGCATTCCACGTTGTGTGTGATAGTAGCAACAACACTCCGGAGCGCATCGATAGAAACGAGCTATTCGTATCCTTCTTCTTGAAACCTACTCGCGCAATCGAGTTCATTGTGTTGAACCTTGTAATCCTCCGCACAGATGCAAGCTTCTCAGCAGCAGAAGTGCTGGCGGCTGGCGGAGTGGTTTCCCAAAACGCCTAACAATGGGAGAAAGTCATAGGAATAGGGAGATGAAAGTCTCCCTATTTCTGTTTTAAAGTAATTTACAACACTATTATAAAGTAGTTCACGATGTTTTCTTGAAAAGTTCCATGAGTAGATATTTAAGGTGATTGGAGATGTTTTATGACTTTAATAACTACTCTAGAAGATTTGAAACCTTTCACCAGTCATCAAAAAGTTCAAATAAGTTGCACCAAATGTGGTATAATAAATGAGCGGAAGGTGTATTATTTGAGGTATTTTCTGCCACAGAAAGAACATTACCTATGCCACCACTGTGCTGTTATGGAGACTGCTAAATCAAATGGTGAGAAAATTAAAATCACAGCAAAGAAAAAGGCAATACAAGCAGGAAGAGTTTTATGGAAAGAAGATATGACTGTGAAGTGTTCCATGTGTCAGACTGAGCACGTCATGAAGTATAGAAATATCAAAGCAAATCTTCGCAAACATGGTGGGGTTTATACTTGTAGTTCTTGTGCCACAAAACAGGCCCACAAAGATGGTAAGTATAACATCTATACAGATGAATTTAAAGAGAAATTGCAGAAAAATGGTGAACAATTTTGGGAAGGTGCTCGTGATACTTGGAAAGAAAAATTGGTTACCCCTGAATTTAGAAAGGCTATGTCAGAATATGGAAAGAGACCATGGATTAATGAATTATACCGAAAGAAAATGTTGGAAGCAAATAAGAAACTGTGGGAAGACCCAGAATTTCGCAAGAAAATGAAGCAAATGCAGTCTGATCCTGTTTATCGTGAGAAAATGGCTTTGATACGTCTCACACAACCAAAGACTTCTACTCAGCAAGATATTTTATATTCTTTGTTGCAGGACCTACAAGTTAAGTTTTGTGATGATAAACACCCACGTTCTATGGTTGGATATTACACCTTTGATTGTCGGATAGACCCCCAGATTGGTATAGGTTTGGAGCGTCCTTTGTTTTTAGAAGTTCAAGGCGATTATTGGCATAACCTTTCGAAAGTTGCCTCAAGAGACCAGTCCAAGGCTACTTATCTTAAGTCTTATTTTCCAGAGTTTGATCTGAAGTATTTATGGGAGCATGAATTCAATAATAAGGATAGGGTTGTTAGTTTGCTTAAGTATTGGCTTGGTTTGGCAGATATACAGTTGGTTTCTTTTGAATTTAAAGATGTTTCGTATAGGATTATTGAGGCTAAAGAGGCTGAATTATTTATTTCAAAATATCATTATGCTGGTAGAATTGGTAGAAGTGGTGTAAACCTTGGTTTCTTTATTGGAGACTTGTTAGTTGCTGTGTGCATTTTCTGTTTTCCTACTAGGCGGGAGACTGCTGTTAAGCAAGGTTTATGTTATAAAGAGGTGTTGGAACTTACTAGGTTTGCTATTCATCCTTCTTATCAAGTTAAAAATTTTGCTAGTTGGGCTATTGCAAAAGCTATTGCTCATATCAGGGATAATTGTCCAAAAGTGAAGCGTCTGGTTTCCTTTGCTGACACTACCTATAACCATTGCGGTATGATTTATAAGGCAAGCAATTTCACCCTTGATGGCGAAGTTGCTCCTGATTATTGGTATGCTGATGATAGGGGTTATGTTTGTCATAAGAAGACTTTATGGAACAAGGCTAGGCAGATGTGTATGACCGAGAGTGAATATTGTGAGAAATATAATTATGCTAAAGTCTGGGGAGATAAAAAATTTCGTTATGTCTATGATTTGAGTAGATAACTTTGCAGTAGTTTCGCGTACGGTCCGGCTGACCGAAACTTACGGACAGGGAGAGTAGACGAAAAGCTACTCAGGGAACTGTCAAGGCAAGATGCAAGCCGAGCCACATACAATGAGTGGGGGGCCTAAAAACCCCCTTCTCTTTATTCGGGCATAATGATAAGAAACTAGATGAAACTTTCTTGGCTTGGCGCTTCTATTAATAGTCTCTCCAAAGACAGGGGTTTATATCGCTTCTGTAGCAATATTCAGGAAGATAAGCGGAAGAATATGTTGTCTGTGTATGTCAAGACGATTTTTGAAGCACGTGCTGGTGGTGGCCTCTTCTGGTTCTTGCCTGATAGGGAAGGGAACTATTCATTAGCTTTCTTTCC